GTCACTTGGTGTAAAAGTTTGTTTTTGACCATTTACTTCTTTTACAAAACTTTCGGGAAGTTTATATCCAGCAATAGTTCTGCCTTTAATAACATTATTAACTTTATTCCAATATTCATTAAGTTCGGCAAGTTCTTGAGCACGAGCCTCTTCTGCTCTCTGTTGAATTTGTGCTCTAATTGCCTTATCTTTTTCTTGTAATGCAGCAAGTTGAACAACGGCTTCGTCATACATACTGCCAGTATCTTTAAGATACTTAATGTAATTATCATTCATAGACTTATTACCAAACTCTTTGGCAGCCATACGAATAATAGCTTCTTGCTGAACAAGATTGTCTTTATCAATAGTAATACCACTTCTATCAGGTAATTCTCCAAAACCAGCAGGAGAACCATTAACAGTCACATAATCCTGAAATTGCTTAAGAAGAGGATTATCTGAATACAATTTGTTAATGGCTCCTTCCTGCAACTCTCTAGACCTAAGTTCAACAACCGCATCAACATAAGCCTTAACACCAGCAGCGTCGTTAGTGAACTCTACTTTCTTACCATTCTCATCAGTAATTTCAGTGCCAAGACTTTCTTGAATAGCATCAATAGAAAGATTGTTATCTTCTTCTTGGTCAAGAGAATCCATCCAATCTTTAACTTCTTCTTTCTTTTTGAATATATTACCTTTATCATCAACAAGGTCACCATTAGCAGAAACAGTATAAGTTTTATCTTCAAACTCTACTTGTGTTCCAACTTCTAGCTCCCCCGTAGAAGAGTTGTTGGCATCACCGTTATTTCCTTCTCCATTGTTACCTTCTCCGTTATTATCAGGAGTTTTAGTAGCATCATCGCCGTTGTTATCTTTTCCAGTAACATCAGCAGTTCCACCACCATTCATATCAGTAACATCTTCTTTAGTACCGCCATTGTTGTCAGTACCTGTTTGAGTTGCAGCACCAGCTTGACCACCATTGGCATTACCGCCAGTTCCCTCAAAATCAATTTCTAATTCAGCCATAACTTTAATATTAAGTTAAACAGTTTAATAACTTTGTTATAATTCATTGCAAATATAATACTTTTAACTCAAATAACAAAACAATCTTTAATGTTTTAACAATTTATTAACACTATTATTATAATAAAAAGGTATATATAAATTAATAGGTTCAACAATTTAAGCAATAATTTAAGTAACAAATTAACTAATAGCACTATTGCATTATAAAAATCAAGGTCGTTAATTTATTAAAATAATTTCTATTTGCTATCTACATTTCTTTCTAATACAAGTAATTATATTGATTAGATTAACTTATTGACCCAGCGAAAAGAATGTCTGAAATCAAATATTAAAATCTACAAAATAATAAAGTGTCCTGAATAGTATCTTTAATACTACCAGGACACCGAGTAACTTGGGAATGCGCTTCTAGTTACTTATAAGGAGTAAGTTTATCTTCTAGTTCTTTGCATTCTTTGTAAAGAGAATCACTAACAAATTCACAAGGAACAAATACAGGACCATCTACTGGATAACCGCTTGTATGAACTTTTGCAACTTGTTCAGATGTTAAAGTATTAGCAATCTTTTTAAGATATGTACTTTTATAGAATTTATAATATTTCATACAGTATCAACTTTATCATTTACAAACATTTTGTCAATAAGGTCTTCATTAAGTTTTATGTTTTTAGATTTGATAAAATCTTTAAATCTATCTTTAAGATTACTTACCATATTATCTATTATTGTTTAAATTTTCTCCCACCAAAAACCTTAGCAAAGTTTGCTTTCTTTACCATAGCAGGAGAGTAAGCATCTTTGTTAGCAAGTACCTTAGATGCAAACTCTTGAACACCCATTCTGTGTTTAGTAGCTGCTGCTGTAAATGTTCCTCTTTTAGATGGAGCTATACGAATAGAGGCACCATTAGCCGCTATAGTGGTAGGAACACAATTATAATTATACGCAACTTCATTTAATGCTTTTACAAAGTCATCAACATTATATTCTTTTATATTAGAAACATTTGACTTTTTAAGCAATGGCTCTATTTCTTCTTTTGTATACTTACGACTAGGTTTAAGATTATTCTCTAACCTAAATTCCATCATTCTACTATATATTTCAGAAGGCTGACTTAAATATTTTCTTTGAGCTTCTGTTTGTCTTACAATATAAGGATAATTCTTTTTAATTTCTTCATCTATATTAAGAGGCTTTAGTTTAATACCTAATTGTTCTATTTTTCTTTCTTGAGGACTTCTTGCTGAATTTTCCAAATAAACGCCATTAGAGGTAGCTGGATTATTAGCAGCATGACTTAGTTCATGTAATATAGTTAATTTGGTAGACTTATTATCTAAATTAGGACTTATATAAACATCGGTTGGTCCATTTGCATCAAATATAGTTCTTCCAGCTTCATTCTCTTGTAGCACTGGATTATATTCTTGGTCATCATATTGATAAATGATATTAGCTGCTCTATTTAATTGATTATATATTTCTTTATTTAAAGCAATTCTACCATCTTCATATCCAGCTTTCCAATTCTTTAGTTTATCTACAATACTTGTTTCTGGATATGTTCCAGTATCTTTCATGTTTTGTTCAAGAATTTGTCGTCTACTATCTAACCAATTAGCATACCAATCAAGTTGTGGTTGAGGATTAATAAAACCTTCTAATCCACTTGTCCAATCAGCATTAGCATAAGGAACCCTAATATTTCCTACATAATATTTATTTTTAAGGCTTCCTATAGTAACTATTCTCCCATTATCTTCTAAACTTCTTTTAGGCATCACTTATCATATTTATTTTTATTAGTCTTAGCTATTCTTTCTTTAGACCTAATATCTTCCATTTTAACTTGTCTATCAGCAGCTTTATTATATAAATCTGCTTGCATTTGTTGACGAGTTACATTAAGTTTTTCACGTTCGATATTATATCTATTTTCTTCAGTAGCGGCAGCTAATCTATTTTTAGCTTGTTCCGCTTCATCACCTCCAGCACTACCAAGCATTGACATATCAACATCAATATATTTAAGTGCCATTTCATGCTGGAATTTAAGTTCTTCAAGTTCTTTATCTTGTTGACCTTTAGCTTCAATTTCACGAAGTTTATTTTGAATAGCTTCTTCTTGAATTTGTTGGTCAACTTGTTTCATTTGTTCTTCATGTTGCTGTTTAATTTCATTAAACTTTTGAACAGTTGCTTTGATTTGAGATATGTTATCGCCTGTAATAGCAGCCAATGCCATATCCAAATCTCCATTTTGAGCAGCGCTAAAAGCCCATTGACGAAGCTGTTCAAGTTTATCTTGTTCTTTAGCATCATTTTTTACAATAACTCCATAATCAGAATAAACAAAACTATTAACATCAAGACTTATATAATGTCTATTACCATCAGCATCAAAATATGCAGTATCTAATCCGTCAAGATAAGCTAATTTACAGAAGTCTAAATCTCTTTGGTAATCTCTTTTACGAAGTTCATCAAATACTTGAACTATAATAACACTACCCATAGAACTTCTAGCAACGGCTTCTTGAGTTGTTGCAGCACCAGCAGATTGAGCGATATCACCATACCTCTGAGCGTTCATATCAACAGTATCCCAGGCTTCTTGACGAGTAGCTTCCATAAGCTGAGTAATCTGAGCAATATAATCACCCATTTGAGCATTAAGAAGTCTAATCTGAGCCATCTTCTGAGAGTTACTGTCTTCACTATCATCTACAAGAAGTATGCCATCAGCAGCCATTCTATAAACTCTATCTTCACTATCGCTAGCTACAAGGCTTTCAGGAAGAAGAAGAATAAGCATTTTATTTTTTGCTATAACCATTTCTCTATGATAAGCAAAGATGTTACGCATTATTTGGAAAGGAGTAATAGTTTTAATAATAGAAAACTTGCCCATAAAAGGAAGTACTTCCATTACTCCATTATAAGGAAGTTTACCATCACGCTGAAAAGCTATTGGTCTAGCTTTAATAGGATAAATAGCATTATATCTACCGCCTATTCTATAGCCTTCATAAACTTGTTGTTCGTACTCCCACTCAATATTAATGTCACCTTGTTCTTTATTAAGTTTATAAGTCTCGTCTACAACTCTTTGAGATTCAAAACCCATTTCATTAATGTAAGTAAGAATACCTCTACGTGCTTCACCTTTCCAAACAACATGCCAAACTTCCCAAAGATTATTGTTTTCAGCAGCAAGACTTACAGGTTCTCTCTTAAACAGTTCGCGTTCTTTATCTGTAAATTTTTCACAAACATCAGAATAAGTTTCAAAATATTTACTATAAAGAAGTTTTGTAGGGCCATATTGAGTATCTTTTCTATAATATGTTTCTAAGAATTTTCTATCTTTTTCAGTAAGATAATCATCAAACATATCTAAAATCTGAGTATAAGATAAAAGCATACGTCTAGCAAACATATCATGTTCTTCTACAAAGAAATTACCATTAGGAATAGGATAAGCTTCTAAAGTAGGAACATATTCTTTTATTATTTTTTCTCCTCTTACATCAGCATAAGTATAACACTCACCCAAAGATACATACTCAAAAAACGCAGAAAGATAAACCATAGTATCAGAAGTAATACTCCTAATATAGTTAAGAAGTTCTTGGCCTTGCTTACTTTCATCGTCTATATATTTTTCATTAAAATTATTAATAAATTCTTCAGGGTTAGGCATAGCTTCTTGAGGATTAACTTGGTCAACTGGCATACCTTGTTGCTCAGCCTGTGTTTGCATTTCTTGAAGTCTTCTAGTAAATTCTTGCTGAAATGCTTGAGCAGCCATAACACCAATCTCTTCACGAAGTCTAGCATTCTTTTTAAGAACTATATCTGGATTAGTAGCACCAACTATAAACTCATGAATACCTTTAAAATACTCAGATACATAGCGTCTAATAACATCAGACATAATATCAAGATTCCTCATAGTAGCAGGAAAGCGAGTATATTTCTCTTTATTGCTATTATAAGGATTAAGAGTCTTTTTATAAAACTCATTTGGAATATCGCCGTGAAGTATAGCTAATTTAGTTTCACTATCAGCACGGTCATTATAGGATAATCCACAGCTAATAATATAATCTATACTATTAGCGTACCATTCAGGTTTAGCTTTTTGAGCAGCAGAAACCCTTTGTTGTGGAAAGTTTAACGTAATGTCAGCACCAATAAAATTATTCATAGTTTATTTATATAATTTTCTACTATTCTTTACTCTATTTATTCTTTCTGTATCTCTAACTTCTGCTGCTACATTGTTAATAGCCCTATATATTCTATTAGAATCACCTGATGCCATAGCATCTATAACAGCATTTGTATGTTTACCTAGAAACCCTCTTTGATATTTAGCTTGTGCCGCATAAAGTCTAGGACCTATAGAAAGAGTATCAGAAGGATGTGGATATTCAGGAGTTCCATGTCTTTCATCATAAGCTGCTCTAATACGTTCATCTCCAGATTTCATTTGATTGTAAGCAAATCTATCAACTTTATTTTTATTTACAGGTTTTCCTTCAAACCATTCTGCAGGTGCTCCACTAGTATTAGCTACGCCTGCACCTATTGTAGGAGCCCAACCATCATCAAAAGATACTACAACATTTCTAGCTCTATTAACATTCTTATAATGAGGATTTTCTATTCCATAAAGAAACTTAACTGTTTCATCATAAGGCAACGCTTTAACTTCTCGCCTTCCAGCAGTTTCTAGGCTTCTATTGTTTTTAGTCTTAACCATAATATCATTAGATTATTTATTACCACTGTTTTCTAAACTTCTTTTAGATTGACTTCTAATATTTTCTAAAGCTCCAGATAAAGGAGGTAAAGTCTTTATAATATCCCAAGTAGCAGCACTATATCCAAGCCCATCAAGAACAGCATCTATTCTATCACCACCAATTCTTCTTAATCCTGGCAAATTTTTAAATACATCGGTTGCTCCAACAAAACCAGCAACATTAGCTCCAGTTTCTAAACCATTTTCCCATCTGTCAAAACTATTATCTGCAGTAGCTAATTGATAGCCATCAACTAAACCTCCAACACCTGTCATAACTGCTTGAGGTTTATCTATTTTAGCAACCCATTTATCCCATTTTCTTAAATTACGAAGTTCTGCGTTTGTAATAGTTCTACCAGAATAAGTCATTGCTTGTTTTGCAGCAAATCTTTTATAATGAGCAAGAGCTCTTAAAAGACCGTATCCTGCTGCAGCCCACTCACCAACTGTTGCTGTTGCATCCGCAACATTTTTAGCTTGATGAACTTTATCTAATTTTTCTTGTCTTTGTTCTTCTGCAGCATCTTTCACTTCACTACCAGTAAAAGGAGTACTAGTTGCAGTATCAGATAAAGCAGACATGACAACATCTTTAGAATGATTAAGTTGTTCAGAAGCTTCTTTACGTTTTGCATCTCTATTTTTATAATATTCATCAGCCTCTTGTCTATACTGCTCTTTACGAACTTCCCTTTCAATAAGCCATTTCTGATAATCATCATAAGCGTAAGGGTCAGTTTCTCTATTTATAGGGTGTCTTGGAACAGGTCTTCTTTTAGGCTTAGTCATATCAATACCATTCTCTTTTCCATATATTATCACTACTTTCAGTAACTTTTTTACGTTTAACAAGTTCTTTAGCGGCTTGAACATCAAATAGTCTCCAGCGTAATGCACGCATAATCATCTCAGATACTCGGTCAAAGTTACCAATAGGATTCCATTTTTTAAGTTCAAGAATACTTTGATAATCGTAAATAGTTTGAAAGAAATAAACATCATTGCCTAGTTCATCTTTACCGATAACAGTATATAACATTTCTTTAAGAAGACGAAGACCTTCAAGTTTCTTAGGACCATCACCCATATTAACTCCATAAGTAGATGCTACATCCCCCTTAAGAGAAGTGTCCCAAATCTGTACTGGGTCTTTCATTAGATACTTAAGAGCTTTCCATTTCTTAAAGTTACTAACAGTTTCACCTCGGTTAATCTCAACAGCAACTGTTCCTATACAATTATAAAGTCTAGCCAAGTTATAACAAATTTTATCTGCTTCTTCTAGTGTTTCAGGTCTGCCATAATAAGCAGCAACTAATGCAGATTTAAAACCATTATATTGACAAGGTTCCATCCAGACTTTAATACTATCATGAGAGTGTCTATTAGTTATTTCTTTATTAGTCTTATTAACACCAACAGGGTCATAACTAATAGAATAAATTCCAGGGGGAGTTCCATTAATATGATTTCCTTCTTTATCTACATAATCTACTTTGATTGGATTAAACCAAAGTCTAATACATCCATGTGGGTGTTCGTTTCCTTTACGAGGAACACCTTGAATCCAATCATAGAAGTCAACATTATGTTTTCCTCCTTCAGCTTCAATTCTACTATTTGTTTTAAATATTACTTTTCTAGTATCGTTAGGGTCTTCGAAGACCATACCATCTGCATATATCTTAAAACTATTGTCAGTTCTAAGTCTTTCTTCCCAAGTCATAAGAGCTTCACTACTAAATAAGTTTTCAGTAGTAGAACTAAAAGACTCAGAAGGCATATTAGCATACTGACCAAGATAATTTATATAATCAGCAAATGTTTTAGCTGTCTTCTTTTTATCAGCACGTTCTTTAAAAGCAATTCGTAAACCGATATTTAAATCAGAGTTACCATCAGCATCCATAGCATACTGGTCTCCAATTTGGCCTTGAAGTCCCCACGCATAAGGCTTAAAATATCCACAAACTTCTCCACGAGAATCTTTATCCCAGACATTTTCAAAAGGCATAAAATGAAAAGATTGAGGAGAATAAAAATTCTGTTCAAAAGTTTGCATATTACCAGAAGTAGAAGTTCCCCAACAAAAAAGATTACCTGTAACGTAAGCACCAGTTCTCATTGCTGGTTCTGTTACATTCATAAAGTCATCGAAATTATCCATAGTAGATAACTCCTCAACTTTAACTTTAAGAGCGTCTTTACCAATAGCACAGTCTGGATTATTCATCGCAGATACACTAAACAAAGCACTCTTC